CGTGCCATATTTGTCCTTTGATTACCACCGTTTGACGTTAGGCAATGGCGTAAATGTAGCCGCTTTTGTGACCACTGACCGCCGGATACCTTCGCAGGCATATCTCAAGGCATCAATCACATGATTTTTTTTGTCCTCAAGGTGCGGCAGGATTCGCCCTGTCAATGGGTCTGATTTATAACTGTAAAGGCTCAGTTCGTCAATAGTGTGTGTACAGCGAGGGTGAACCACGATGTCGTAATTCTTGAGAAACTCGATGCCCTCCTCTACCGACTTTGGCCCTTTAACCGCTGTCATTATCTTTGGGAATCCGTTGCGCTTCATGTGCGATATGGTCTCCGGCCTAGCTGAATCGGCCACGATGGGCCATTTCTCGGCCTCCGGCACTTGCATGAATAGTTCGGGCGTGTTCACAATCTCGCAGCCCACCATATAGGCTTCGTAGTCAATGTAAAGCGTTCGCCCAATTATGTGGCAGCGCACCAATACTGTCGGGTCTACCGCAAATCCCCAATCGGCGCCAAGTCGGTGAATGGCTTCGGGCGGGGCTTCAAACTCGTCAATTTTCCAGTTCCTGAATACCCTGCTGTTGCTGTTTCTCAGGTATTGACCCATCCAAACGTGCTGGTATTTGTCAGGGTCACGCCGCTTGTCGTACTCCATTTCCTCTTTAAGTACGTCAGGAAACCATGGGTTTTCCCCAAAGTTAACCTTAATCACTGTGGCATCGGTTGGCGGCTCCGGCCCACGCAGTAAGAAGTCCACGGGGTCGCTGTTCTGGCGGGGGTTCCACGTGAACCATAGCTCAGAATCAGGCTTGCGGATTGTTGGGCGCAGTAGGTCAAGGCTTGTCTGACTTAGGCTTTGCGCTTCCTCCACCCAGGCGCAGTCGTAGCCTTCCAGCGACTTAATGCTGTCGGCGGTGTGGTTCTGCATACCTTGGAAAATAATCGCGCCATCGCCCTTCCTAGACTTAATAACGGCATCTTGTATTTCAAAGTAAGCGCCAGCGTTCATGGCCTCTATCTTGGTCTCTAGCAGCCGCTTAACGGACTGGTTTAAGGATTTCTGAATCTCACGGACGCAAACGCTGCGCCGCTTTTGATCAATGATGTGCGCCTCAATCATTAGCTCGGCCATCATGTGCGATTTGCCCGAGCCGCGACCACCCCATGCACCTTTGTAGCGACTTGGGTTGAGCAGGGTCAGCGCCCACTCTGGAGTAGGAATTTTTAGTACGCTCATGCTTTGACAACAACTCGCTCAATGCGGTGGAGTAAAAGTTCTGCGTTGATGTCAATCTTTTGAGGAGCGTTAAAGCCGTGCATGGCATTGATCTCCTTGATTGCTCCTGTCATGGCTTGAGGGTTGTCGCCTTTTTCTGCTAGTTGGTACGCTTTAACCAATGCTTTAACACTCATCTCGCGCGACCAAAGCGCCTTCTTTTCTAACTTTTCTTTGAGTTCTGTCACCCTATGGGCTACCTCTGGGTTTGCAATGACCTTGCTGGCGCTATCCCAGATGCTTTGAGGCTTTGTTGTTGGCTTAACGTTAAAGGATGTTCGATAAGCGTCTGCCTGGGTCATTCCGTCTGCAATGGCCTGGGCAAAGGCTTCCTGTTTTGCTGTGAGTTTCATGGTGCTGCCTTTTTATGGTGCTGAGACAGAATCAGGGGCGCTGCATTGTTCCAGTTGACCTTGTGGTGAATCCTAGCGTGGCCTGCGTTCCCGTTTTGGGGGCTTGATATTTCGCTGACCTTAACGCATGAGGGAGCGTACATAATGCTGTAAAAGGTCTTGACGTAAGTTCCGCTGTCAATGTAAAGGTCGGTCATGCCGCCTGAGTTTGACTGCGTGGTTTTCTGCACCAACTTTGAAGCAAGAATTGTCAAAAACAAAAGTCCTTTACGCTGTTTGCAAGTGTAAGTATTCACGTCCTCGTTGATGCGACCTACAAACTCAAAAGGTTTTTTTGTGTCGCAGACAAAGCTGTTCATGGCTTTGCGTTTTGTGCCAATGACTTTTTTTGACTCTCCACCACCAATATGGTCGCCGCCTTGACTGATTGCGATGCTGGCAAAAGAGGTAACTGCAAGGTAATCTGACAAAGCCGAAAAAAGCCAGTTTAGGTTTGTAATTTTCCCATATCCATACATTGCATTTTCGTCAAAGCAATACTCAAAACCAGTGTAATCATCATCAAGCTGCACAAAAAAGCGATAACCGTGGTCTTTGGCAATCTGAAAGCTAGCATTCCTAGCGTAAATGATGGCACGGCGATCTTGAAAATTATCGCCTTCATCAAAGGTTTGAGAGATGGCTGCTTTATCAAACATCACAACATCGGAACCGTAGCGTTTACTGTATTCCTTGGCGGTTTTGTCCTCGTTATCGATGACGATCAGGATTCGGCCTGTGTAGCCTGCATTCCTAAGTGCAAAGTAGGTGTGTACACGGTCTGGGCGGCCATGAGTAAGGATTAGGGCGGCAAAGTCACTGCGCATCTTCTGTGCTTGCTTTGGGTTTAAATTTTCCGGCTTGATTAAGCATGGCTTGGCTAAGTTCAACGAAGCCGTTTTCAATAGCCTTGTCGTAATCGATGATTACCAAAGCGCTGCGCTCCATGAGGTCTTGAGTAACCAAATCTGCGTGGGAGTAAAACTCTGCAATATTGCGAAAATCAAATACGGTGTGACGGTCTGCTGCTGCAATCAGAAACTTACGCACATCGGATGGCAAGTCGGCTTGGGCAATTTGCAGTTTGAGTTCTGTGGCTTTAGATTCTTCATAAAGGCTGCTAACCTTTGGTTTCTCGCCTTTGGGTACGTAAATAGGGGCTTCGATCTTGCGGCTGTAATTTTCAGACAATTCATCTGTGGTGCTGTCTGCGGCTAAGTCGCCAAACATGGCCTGGGTTAGATCGTCGCCAGTGAAGCCAGTCAGTTCCAGGTCAAAGCCTGCCGCATCTAATGCGCCAAGTTCAATCTTTAGCATTTCAGAATCCCATCCTGCGTTTAGTGCCAGCTTGTTATCTGCAATGACATAAGCGCGTTTTTTTGTTTCGCTCCAGCCCTTTGCCACCATCACAGGCACTTCAGACATCTTAAGGCGCTGCGCCGCCAGTGTGCGCCCATGCCCTGCAATGATGCCGCCCGTCTCGTCTACCAGAATCGGGGTAGTCCAGCCCCATTCTTTAATGCTTGCCGCAATTTGGCCTATCTGCTCGTCTGAGTGTATCCTGGCATTACGGGCGTAAGGAATCAGTTTGTCAATGCTCCAGCGTTCTACTTTGTCTGCGGGATTAGTCATATTAGGCTCTTGAAAAATCATCCATTACAACCCCAGTTTTACCCTCGGGCATTAATTCAGTACAAGTTGAATATGCTGCGTCCTTCCAAGGTGTGCGCGTTTCGTTTTCCCACTCTTCTGAGTTTTCTTCGCCGCCGTTTTCATGGGCCATATTTCTGGCGTCTGTTTCTGTTTCAGCACGGACAATAAAGCCGAATGATTTGTTATACCAAGGTTCCCAAGGGTTATCCTGCAATTTTTCCTGTGGTCTCAATAGCCATAATTTCATGGTTTTGTCCGTTCGTTTTTCAAAAGTTTAACGGTCTTAACGTAAGCATTATGCCACATTTGTGATTTTTCGTCCTTACTCATTTTGCCTTGATCTAAGTTGGCATGGCAGATAAAGCACAGTGCAGCCACAAATTCATCGCTGGCTTTAATCCCCCGTCCTTTTCCGTGTTCTCCAGCGTTTGAGTGTGCCGCGACTACTGTGCCATCCTCTGCACCGCAGTGTTGGCAGGGTAATGCTCGGCAGGCTTCTAGGCGCTTTTTGTCCCGCACATATTTAGTTTTGGGAAACATCATGCCGAAAACTTTACGCCTTTTTCTGCCCCGAATGCTTCCATTAAGGTCTGAAGGTCGCACATTTCGGCCTTGGTCATCTTGCTGGTTGACTGCCCTAGCACCACAAATCCACCGTCTAAGCCTGGCACTACGTCCTGCTTTTTAAGTGCCGCTGTGAATACGTGCTTCCATTCCTCAGGCGTTAGTTTTCGCCCGTACCAGTCAACTTGCTCGCTTATTTCGTCAAGCATGGCCCAAAGTCGGGAGTTTTGCTCAAGGCTGCGGGTTGCCGGTTTAATCTCCAGCACCATCTTATGCCCTGCCATTAGTGCGCTTTTTAGCTGCGGCCAGATTGTTTTTGTCATTGCGGCGTGGGCCTGGACTGGCTCCCAGCATTGGATTGCAAGTTTCATTTCATTACCCCAATCATTCTCAAAGCGGCTTCAGGGCCATCAATACGCACTAGTGTGCCTCCTGCCCATTTTGCAAAAAAAGCCTCTTGTAAATCTGTTAAACGCTTTTTAGGCCCATCTTTAATCTCTACTAAAAAGGTATGCCCTTTGTACCCAACAAGTAGGTCTACAGGTAGGCCAATAATCCAAACGTAAGCGCCAGCCGCCCTAAGTGCAGTCACCACTTGAGTGGAGTTAGCGTCAATCCTTGCTGCTCGGCGCATTCATTTGCTCCATGATGTAGTCCTTTATTCCTGAATAAACAGGCTCTTTGTCCAGTTCTTTTACTCGCTGCCAAGCGTAGTCCTTCCACCCTGGAGCTTTGCAAAGCATTAGGTAGTGGGCAAAAATACGCTTGCGGGATTCATTCCACATTGATTCTTAGGGCATCGCGGGCCATTTGCACTACCGTTGGAGACTTTTTTACTCCAGTTGCGTAATCACCCAATATTTTCCGCGCCCAGTCCTTTGGATCGTGATTTACCTTTTTCATTCCTGCTAATTTCGCAAATTCCTGCTTTACCCGTTCTGGGTCGGCTGGAGGGCTTGGTAGCTGCGGCTTTTCCACCGCTGGCGCTTGATAGCATAGATTTTTAAATTGCACCAGGTTTGGCGGTCGTTCCGGCAAATGATTCAGCGCCCAAGAAATTGCCATCATTGATTCTTTGCTTTGCATAAATCCTGACAACGAATTGAGCCAAAACGACTTAATTTCGTTTAGCGGGGCTGACCCTATGGAATTGTCCCAAGCGTTCCCGTAGGTCAGGGAAAGGCGTTCAAAAAGGCGATCAATGGGTTGTGTCATCTTCAATCTCCAAAAGTGATGTGAATTCTTGGTCTGATGTCCTACCGGTCATTGCTTCCCAGCGGGCACGTTTGAAATCGTAGTCCTTTTCGGCAAAGGATTTCTGTTCGCCTTTGTCCTTTAGCCATTCGGCCTTAAACCCTGTCCAGCCCCTTGCACAGCAAGTTTCCAAGGCTGTCTGTAGACTTACCCCTGCTTTGCGTGCTTCGCGCTCTATTCCGTCAATAGCGGTCTGGGTGACTGCTGCGCGTTTTTCTTTTCTAAGTTTTACCCAATCCTGCCAAACAGAATCCGTCACGCCGTTAGGCGGGGCGACTGTATTCTTTGGTTTATGGTTTATAGTTTCTGGTTTATAGTTTATAGTTGCCTTAGCGATGGGTTGCGTGTCGGATGCCACTGGGATAC